TCCCGCCAGCCGAGGCCGAAGAGAACTTCTATGCACAGGGCGACGTGCTCGATATGGTCGCATGAAATGAAGCTTTAGGTCTCCGACGGACCCGGGGCGATTCAGCCGGACGCCGGAAGAGGTCTCCGCGCTCATGGCCGCCGAGACATGGTTCGACGCGTCGGACGCCGTGGCGCAGGGCTTCGCCGACCGGCTGATCGAGCCCGTCCGCATCGCCGCGAACTTCGACATTGGGCGCTTCCGCAATGCGCCGCCGGTGTTAGTAGAGCAGGTCGAAGCGGATCAGGACTCCGACGACGCGGCCGACGGCGTCGAGATCGAAGCGGACGAGGACACCGACGAGGCCGCCGAAGACGATCAGCCTTCTGATGCCGAAAACGAGCACGCCGCCGCCGCCGACACCGCTCAGCCTCCGGCCGAGACGCCACCTCCCAGCGGCGCGCCGCCGGATCCCGCCGCGATCCGGGCCGATGCCATCGGCCACGCCCGCGCCGTCATCGATCTCTGCCGCCTTGCCGGCCAGGCGCAGATGGCCGGCCGCTTCCTCGAAGAGAACGCGAGCCTCGACGAGGTGCGCGCCGCGCTCCTCGCCGCCAAGGCCGAGGCCGAACCCGAGATCGTGCCCCATCACCCGCAGCCCGGCCGCTCCTCGGCCGCGCGCCCCTGGGGCGAGATCGTCGCCCGCACCTTCAAGCTGAAAGGATGACACCATGACCACGCTGGTCGAAGGCAAACACCCCGGCGGCTTCCTCGTCTGGGAAGCCTTCCGCGACTACACCCGCGAGACGGTCACCGTCGCCGCGGGCACGCTCGAGCCCGGCACCGTGCTCGGCAGGATCACCGCCTCGGGCAAGTACGTCGCTCACGATCCTACGGCCGTCGACGGCACCGAAACCGCCGTCGGCGTGCTCTGGGGCAAGGCGGATGCGTCCGGTGGCGATGTCCCGGCCGTCGCCGTCGTCCGCGGCCCCACCATCGTCAACCGCCACGACCTCGTCTTCGCCGGTACGCCCAGCGAGGGAGAGATCGCGGCTGCGCACGCCGCGCTCCTCGCCGCGGGCATCCTCGTCCGCTGACCCAATCCCGACAGGAGGCATCCAAATGGCCACCATGGACATCTTCGAAGGCGATGCCTTCACCATCGTCGAGCTCACCCGCGCGCTCGCGAACATCCCCTACAAGCCGGCGTTGCTCTCGGGCTCGGCCCTCTTCAGTCCGCGCGGCGTGCGCTCCCGCACCGTGGTGATCGAGAGCCGCGACGGCACGCTCTCGCTGATCCCGTTCTCCGAGCGCGGCTCGGCCTACGAGCAGCAGGTGCCCGATCGTCGCGAGATGCGCGCCTTCGTCTGCCGCCAGTTCAAGAAGCAGGACGTGCTCTGGGCCTCCGAAATCCAGTCCGTCCGCGACTTCGGATCGGAGAGCGCCACCCAGCAGGTGCAGACCGAGGTCGCGTACCGGCTGCGCAAGCTCCGCCAGGACGCTGAGACCACCTTCGAATACCACCTCCTTAACGGCATCCAGGGGCTGGTGAAGGATCCGAAGGACCACGCAACGGTCGTGAACTACTTCACCGAGTTCAGCATCTCGCCTGCCGCCGAGATCGACTTCGACCTCGACAACGCGAGCCCGGCCTCGGGGGCGCTGCGCAAGCGCTGCCAGGCGCTGATCGAGAGCGTCGAGGACTCGATGGGCGGGCTTTCAGCCGGGGCGGTGCAGGTTCGCGCCGAATGCGGCTCGGCCTTCTTCGCCGATCTCGTCGCCCACAAGGAGGTGCGCGAGACCTACCTCAACACCGCCGCCGCAGCCGACCTGCGCGGTCGCGTGGCCGACGAGGTCAGCTTCGGCGGCATCACCTTCCGCCGCTATCGGGGCGGCGTCGGATTCACCGTGCCGACCGACAAGGCGTTCTTCTATCCCGAGGGCATCGAGGGGCTGTTCGAGATCTACTACGCCCCGGCCGACACCTTCGAGACGGTCAACACGCTGGGCCAACCGCTCTACGCCCGCACGATCCCCGACCGGGATCGCGACGAGTGGGTGCGGCTCGAGATCGAGAGCAATCCGCTGCCGATCTGCACTCGGCCGCAGGTGCTGCGCTCTGCACGGCGGACCTGATGACCGCCTTCGCATCCGCTCTCGACCCGCTCTTCGCAGACGCGCATCTGGCACACGACGTCGTCTACACCGCAGCGAGCGGCACTCCCGCGCTGGTCCGCGCCATCCTGCGCCGGCCGGACGACGTCACCGGCTTCGGCGAGGCGCGCATCTGGTCGGAGACCACCCGACTGGATCTGCGCCTCGCCGAGGTGCCGAACCCGCGTCCCGGCGATCGCATCGAGATCGACGGCGAAGCCTTCCTCATCCAGGGCGAGCCCGCCCGCGACAGCGAACGGCTCGTCTGGACGGTGGGTCTGCGCCCGGCCTGATCGCGATGAAGCTGAAACTCGACATCACGCCGGACCTTGTCGCCGCCGTGGCCGCCGAGGTGAAGGCGGGTGAGAAGGCCGTCACCGCCGCCATGCGCGAGGCAGGGACCGGATTGAAGACCGCCTGGCGCGGTCAGATCACCGGCGCAGGGCTCGGCCGACGGCTCGCCAACTCGATCCGGAGCCAGACCTACCCGAAGGCCGGCGAGAGCCTTAACGCCGCGGCGCTGGTCTGGTCCAAGGCCCCGGTCATCGTCGGCGCGCATGACACCGGCCCGCTGATCCGCTCGAAGGAGGGGTTCTGGCTCGCGATCCCGACCGAGGCCGCCGGCCGTGGTCTGCGCGGCGCCAAGATCACCCCCGGCGAATGGGAACGCCGCCGTGGGTTGCGTCTCCGCTTCGTCTACCGCCGGCACGGTCCGAGCCTGCTGGTGGCCGAAGGCCGGGTGAACAGCCGCGGGCTTGGCGTTGCGTCACGCTCGAAGACCGGTCGCGGGCGCACGACGGTGCCGATCTTCCTGCTGGTGCCGCAGGTCAAGCTGCCGAAGCGGCTGGATCTGGCGCGGGATGCAGACCGGGCATTGGACAGCGTGCCGGGGCTGATCGTGGCCAACTGGGTGGGGGTGCGATGACACGCTCGCGTCTAAATTGGGTGCTGACGTGGTCGCCGATGTAACGGAATATTCACGAAGTTCAGTTTTGAACCAAGAATGTCGAGCAGTTCCTCATCATGGGCGCTAAGCGTCTCTGAGTTAGCGATCTGTTGGCTGCGATTCATGAAGTATGCAGCATAGTCTGCCAATTGGACGAGCTGACATGTTTCCGAGTCCTCGAAATGGACAGTCTTGAACTTTGAATCCCCCCATCGCACGGGCGCGCGAGTTATTTGACCAGGCTTCATCATTCCGGAATCTGCAAAAATCTCCCAGTCAGATGCATGATACTCACTTTCCAAAAAGTTTCGACACCGGTGGATGCAATACGTAAACGCAAGGTCCTTTGGTGAGCGGAAATCGATACCGAGTTCGCGCTTCATGAGCTTAATCTGTGCGTCAGAGGTTTCCCTAACGATCTTTTCGTAGCTTTCGTTGCCCTTCCAGAAGGTTTGAACAATGATCGGAAAGTCCATCATGCGGAATATCTCCGCTACTGCGGCGACCACACCTTTCAAGGTCTCAATCGGGACATCAGCCCAAGGTCCTTTCCTTTGAAAGATCTCATTTGCGTGAAGCTCGCTGGCCCCAAATCTAGCATGGATCTCCGACACTAGACCTTCCATCTGGTCAATGGACTGCTCTGCTTGATCCGGGGGAATTAGGACTGCCACCCAGGTCTGACGCTTTTGGGGGCCTTCGCTTGTGTGGATCGTCGAGCCACCATCGTCCATCATGATCAGCCCTTTCTTGGTCAGCTTCAAAGAATCCCGCATCCCAATGAAGCTACTTCGGGTCTTAGCCATACTGCGATTCCATCCATAGAGACTGAGCAAGCTCCTGATATCTAATAGGTAACGACAATTGCGCGTGATGCCTACCCGACGTGAAACCATCCTCGCCGCGCTGCACGCGCGGCTCTCGGCGCTGCCTGCCACCGTGCTCCGCGGCGACGTGCTTCCCGAGCGCGTCCCGGCCGAGGGGCTGCTGATCCTGCGTGACGGCGAGCCGGGGGAGCCGGAGGTGACGTTGTCGCCGCTGCGCTACCACTATCAGCATCGCGCCGAGATCGAGGCCGTCGTCCAGGGCGCGGACCGTGACGTCGCCTTCGACACGCTGATCGCGAGCGTCGGCGCGGCACTCGCCGCCGACCGGACGCTGGGCGGCCTCTGCGACTGGGTCGAGGCTGAAGCGCCGCGGCCAGTGGACCTGCCAGTCGAGGGCGCCGCGAGCCTCAAGGCGGCGGTGATTCCCGTTATGCTTCACTATTCCACGGCCGACCCGCTCGGCTAGAGCCGACGTGTCAGTTGCCGCGACAGGTGCCGTAGTAGCCGCCCGAGAAGTAGCAGTATTCCCGGGCCACTCCGGCAGCGATCATCTGCGCGGCGATGTCGCGACCATCGGGGAGGAAGCACTGCCCGACGATCCGCCCGTATCGGTCGATGTCGCGTACACGACAGGTCAGGCTTTGCCCGGCGACCAGCCGCTGCAGAGTGGATGTCGCGGAGGAAGCACCGCGCTCGTTGCGTTCGGGAGCATCGAGACCCCAGACACGGATCGGCCGATCAACGCCGCGAAGTGATAGGGTGTCGCCGTCCGTCACATAGCGGACCGCGCCGCTCACGGTATTCGTCTGTGCCAGGACGGGGGCGTTCAAAAGAACAAGGACCGTGAGGACAGAAACGATAATCCGGGTGGTGATCCAGCGACCGGAAATGCTGAGCGGGGAATTCGGACCAGTAATGCGCATGACCTTCATGTGCGGCACGGCCTGACCGAACGCAACCGCGCATCAACAACATCAAGGAGTTCACCATGGCACGAGCCCAGGGGGCGCGGGCGCTGATGGCGCTTGCGTTCGAGACGACCTACGGAACGCCGCCCGCCAGCGGCTTCACCCGCATGCCCTTCACCAGCAGTTCGCTCGGCGCGGAGCAACCGCTGCTGAACTCGGAGCTTCTCGGCTACGGCCGCGATCCGCTGGCGCCGATCAAGGATGCGGTCACGGCCGATGGCGACGTCGTCGTGCCGCTCGACGCCGAGGCTTTCGGGTTCTGGCTGAAGGCGGCCTTCGGGACACCGACGACCACGGGTGCGGAGGCGCCCTTCAGCCACGAGTTCCAGTCGGGGTCCTGGACGCTGCCCAGCATGTCCATCGAGACCGGCATGCCCGAGGTGCCGCGCTACGCGATGTACTCGGGCTGCGTGCTCGACCAGATCACCTGGCAGATGCAGCGATCCGGGCTCCTGACCGCGACAGCCCGGCTGGTGGCGCAGGGCGAGACGGTCGGCACCACGACCAGCGCCGGAACGCCCGCCGCGCTGGAACTGAAGCGCTTCGGGCATTTCAACGGGGCGATTACGCGCAATGGCACGGCGCTCGGCAACGTGGTCTCGGCCGAGATCACCTATGCCAACAACCTCGACCGGATCGAGACCATCCGGAACGACGGGCGCATCGACGGGGCAGACCCGTCCATCGCCGCGTTGTCCGGCCGGATCGAGGTGCGCTTCGCCGACCAGACGCTGGTGACGCAGG